ATGGATTTTAACAGTAATGCCACCATCAACTTTAACAGCAGGGATAACGCTCTGGTACGTAAAGACGGTACACACACTGCCTTTGTCCACTTTAGTAATGCGACGCCAAAAGGCTATACTGGTTCGGCACTATATGCCTCTATTGGTATCACCTCATCTGGTGATGGTGTTAATTCGGCCTCGTCTGGTCGTTTTGCGGGTTTGAGGTCGTTTAGGTATGCTACAGGCTATGACCATACTGCTGCAGTCGACCAAACCGAGCTATACGGTGATAATGTCTTGATTACAGATGACTTTAACATCAATAGAGGATTTAAATTTAGACCAGACAAAATGAAAAAAGTGCTTGATATGAATGATTTGTATGCATCAGTTGAGGCCTTGTGGAGGTGTTGGTTACATGCCAATAACACAGCGTGGAGTTTTAACTCCGATACCACCAGCGCAATTATCAGAGAGTATAACGCCCATGGAAACGGGCTATAGGAGAAAACATGGATTTAACACTAAAAAACAAAGAATTAAACACACTTTATAGTGTACTAGACAAAATCAAGGTCACTAATATGCGTGCCAATCGTGGACGTGCTAAATTATTGGCAAAAGTGGTCGATAAAATCAAAGAGTATGCCAAGGATGAGGGTGACCTTATTAATCTGTATGCGGCCAAAGACAAAGATGGCAAGTTTGTCATCGATGAGCGCAAAAACATCAAGCTAGCAGACCCGACAAAAATTGACGAGCTTAACGACCTGCTCACAGAGCTTGGGGAAGAGCTTATCACTATTAAAGGCCATGAGTACTCTAAGCGATTTATTGATTTTTTAGAGTATCTAGCAGAGTCAGAAGATGAGTTTACAGCTAGCGAAATTGTCTTAATTGACAACGTTTTAGAACAATTTGAAGAAAGTAAAAAAGGAGAATAAGATGAAAACATTACAACTATCAGGAAAACCATATCCTATCTATGAAGAGGGCAAAATTACTAAAACAGAAGTGCGACTAGTTGGTGATGGTGGCCTATTTATCCCTGTTGAATTAATTGGTGACCAGACAGCTAAGGAAGCAGATGACTTAATGGATATGGCTTTGAAAGCTTTTGTGCGTGAGTATGTGACTGAGTACGCTGTGGCAGAATCGGTGCAAAAAGTTGAAATCCTTAACGAAAAAGTCAAGGAATACGATAAGCAAATGGCAGCCATGCAAGCAAAGGGGAACAGGCTATTAAGGATAATCAAGCTAAGGTTGATAAAGCTGTCGTCGAATTGACTGAGTTGGTAACGTCAAGCTTAGCTGGACTAACGATGCCTGAAGTTGCTGGTAAAGAGTGATGGAACGCACCTTAAACACTATTGTGACCCTATTTGAACTGTTAAAACAAGGAGAAATGACTATGACATTTACAACAGACTATTTAATCGTTGACGTATGGTATCGTCGTGTTCGTGACGGCATCTGTGAGTTTGAACAAGTGCCGAAGCTATTTAATTTACGTGATTGTGTGATGGAGCTGCTTAGCCAAAAAGTTGACAAAAAGGCAGAGTGAGGTGACTAGATGCACGACTTTTTAGACAACTAAAAGAGCTTGGGACGCTATTAGTGCCCTTGCCCTCATTGGTGGTGCTATGATTTGGATTTACGAAAAGCTTGTCATCGAGCCAGACAGCCGATTGGCTGAGCGGTTACAAGCAAGAAAATAACAAATTATTGACAGATACAGTAAATCCTCTAACTGATGCCATCAAAGACCTAAACCACAATCTCAACACCGCTACAAAAGAGCGTGCTGAGATGCGAAAAGCATTGAGGTGCACGAGGGGGAGACTCGATGCACACGACATCCGCTTAACTGTATTAGAGACAAAGGAGAAATAAAATGCAAGAAATCACTAATATTATCACAGGGTCATCTCTATCAATCTTGACTATCTTTGCAGGTATTGTAGTCAAGTTGGTCAAAGATTATCTGCTTAAAAAAGGTGGCGAAAAAGCTGTTAAAATCGCTGAAATCGTCGCAAAAACGCTGTTGAAGCAGTTGAACAGATTGCTTATGATAAAGACATCAAAGGCATTGAAAAACTCACAGAAGCAAAAATAAGCATGCAAAGCGAGTTGTCTAAGCACAACGTCACCCTATCCAATGAAGATTTAGAAATGTACATTGAAGCGGCGGTTAAACGCATGCACGCTGAATGGCGAAAGGAGCAATAATATGGCAACTTTAGATGAAGTCTTATCCTTTGCCAAGGGATTAGCAGATACTGGCCAAGGGGTTGATCTCGATAATGTTTACGGTACGCAGTGCGTGGACTTGTCTAACTGGATTACAACGAAATACTTTGGCATTGCTCTGTGGGGAAACGCTATCGACTTACTAGATAGTGCAGCTGCCCAAGGGATGGAAGTGGTCTATAATGCTCCTGGAGTTAATACACGAGCTGGGGCTATCTTTGTGATGGTAACTTATGCTCACGGCTATGGTCATACTGGGTTAGTTATTGTGACGTCAGACGGCTATATTTTGCACAATATCGAGCAAAACGTTGATGGTAACGCAGATGCCCTTTACATCGGTGGTCCAGCTCGATATGTTGACCGCCCATTTGAAGATGGCACTGGCTATATTTTAGGATGGTTTTATCCTCCTTACGATAGCACACCAACAAAACAACCAGAGCCAAGTGCTCCAGTGGTTGCACAGTCAGATGGTAATTATGTAGCTAATCCTGAAACTGGAACATTTACCGTACGCGTGGCAGCTTTAAATGTTCGCTCAGCACCTCGTTTAGATGCAGAAGTTGTGGCAACTTATGGCGAAAATATGGAATTTAACTATGATGGTTGGATTGACTCAGACGGCTATATTTGGGTAACATATGTCAGCGTTACTGGTGTTAGACGATATGTCGCGGTCGGTAACTCACAAAATGGCAGACGTGTCACTAATTTTGGTACTTTTAGATAG